TCAAATAACCAACTTAACCCATTCCTGACCTCGAGTATCGTTATAGCGATCGGTGGTTGCCTGGATTTTATGTCCTAGTAATGTTTTTGTATCGATACCCTGTGCACGGTACAGCCGTTCTGATAGAGAGCGTTGTTCATGAAATGTTGGCGGTGTTTTTCCGGCTGGTGGAATTATTCCAGCCAGATCCCGCGCTTTGGCAAAGTAATCGCTCAGGTTGTCTTTACTCATTGGTTTTGGTTGTTTCTGGTGCCGACTATGAATCAGGTATGGACTCAATATTTTGTCCCTGCATCCATTAATCACTTCTTTTAGCGATATCCCGATGGCATCACAGCGTAGCGTAAGCGGTAACGCAAGACGCATTCCAGTTTTTCCCTGGGTAATATGCAGGTGATCGTTCCACACATCTGAAAAACGCATGTGGCAAATATCATCACGGCGCTGGCCAGTAACAATCGCAAGAAGCATTGCGTTACGGATAAAGTGTTTTTCAGGCGTTGCGTTGTAAATTTTTTGCCAGTCTTCCAGAGTGAGCCTGGCTCTGGTTACTTTAGGGATCGGTTTACGGGTAGCCTCCGGAGGATTCCATCCGGGAGGGACTTCCCCTGCATGCTGTGCTTCTTTATAAATATCAACCCATAATCCGCGATTTACTCTCGCTGTGCTGACCATGTCTTTATCCAGCCACTCGTCCAGTATTAATGCAAAGTCTCTTACTTCCAGTTCTTTCAATGGGTGGTTTCCCAGACGGGAAACCAGGAATGCAGCCATTCGCGCTTTTTCTTTGTGGGTTGTAGCTGCAATATCTCCATTTTTCAGCCGCGCGTCCTGTATTTTCAGATATCGATCAACCCATGCCTTTAATCTGATACCCCGACGTTTTGTTGCTGACGGGCTTTCATCAATTTTGCGCATGAAATATTCGGCTTCTGCTGCAGCTATTCGCTGATTGGCTGTGGAAGCGATTCTTTCAGCTTTGCCTTTGTCTGTTCCGAGTCCGTGAAATTTTCCAGTCACAGGGTTTTTATACTGGTAGTAAACTCTGCCAGTTCTGCGATCAAACTTTTCGTAAAGACCGGCTACGTCAGTGCTGTTTTTTCGTGGCCTCGGTGACATGAGTTAAAATCTCCTTCAGTGCATCATCATCGCCAGTATGAATTTCCGGCGCAATTCCCGTTTCACCAGGTCCAACAAATACTGCCCGGCGATCTATCAGCCAACGTCCACGAATTTTTTGTGGTCTTGGTACGATGTATCCAAGTTTTCCGTATTTCACCAGGGTAGTGTTTGTTATTGGGAGACTGAACCGTTTGGGTTTCCACTCATCGAGCGTTATCAGGTACTGTTCGCTCATGGTTATCACTCCGGAACGCGCCAGTTGCAGAATACCAACTACAACTGGCGACGGTTGAACATTAAAAATCAGTCTGATTCGGGATCAGTTTTTGTATCGTGGCTGTAACGTATTTCGCCTGGTGACGGGCATCATCCAGCGCATGGTGGCGCACGCCTTCAAATGGAATAACTGTTCTGGCATCGAAGCCGATAGTTTTTCCCAGTTCAACGATTGTACGTACATCGCGATCGTTGTAGTAACGCCACGGGCAGGGGATGTTCAGGCGTTCGTACGAGGTTCGTAAAATAGTGTTGTCGAAAGTTGCACCATTGCCCCATACCTGAACGAATTTTTCATCTGAGTATTCGTTGATGAACTCCCGAAACCGCGAAAGGGCATCCTTCAGTTTTACCTGGTCTGTTAAAATGGCAGCTCTGGCTTCACTGGACTGCTTCAGCCACCATTCGATGGTGCCACCGTCAGGAACAGCCCCTGTATTCATTGCGTCAGTCAGACTGATAACGATATAAAATACTGGCCCGATTTCCCCTGTTTGTGGGTCGAAGAAAACCGCACCAATAACCACGATGGGCGCATTGGCGTTGGTTCCCATTGTTTCAAGGTCGATCATCAGGTGGTACCACACTCTGCTGGTGGATGTGATAATGTGATGACCGTTCACCGCAATTAAGGGATCTGCCGTCTCGCCAGTTTTATTATCGCTGGCGTGGTCCTGAGCGCTGCCAGCATTCTTCTTGTGTGAATGTTCAGCGCCTTCCATTTCCTCCGGATCATCTTCCTGAACTTCAACCTGATACTCTTCATCGAATGTTTCCTGGTATGTTGCGTCGCCCATCACCGCGCCACAATCAGGGCAGTTGCCGCCGCCGGTTTGACCGCAGGCGGTGCAGACTTTTTCCGGTTCCTGTTGCGCTACTGGCTCAGGTTGTTTCGTTTCTGGCTCGTTTTGTAACGCATTTGGGCCGTTTTGTTCCGCTTTCTGGTCGTTCTGTTCCGTTTCTTGCTGGTTCTGATTCACTGAATCGCGGGTTTCAATCCCCTTCACCCATTTCGGATCATTCGGGTCGCTAATCCCTGCAACAAATTCACCACGTGATACAGCAAGCAACTTATCGGCGTCAGGCTGGCTGATATTGGCTGCCTGCATAATTTTGTTTACTTCGTCAGCGGTAACTTTTACCGGCTCTGGTTGTACGGTCGTGTCAGATGCACCAGTATTTTGTTGTGAACCTGAGTACGTGCCGTTTTTACGTGCGAAGTATTCCTCTTTTGTGATTTCCGTAGCTCCCAAAGCCAGCGCTTTTTCCAGACCAGAAAGTTTGTTTGCACGACCATATTTTTCGCCATCCTTATCGGTGAAAAGGAAGTAGAACGGCCCCTCACGCTCTACAGATGGTTCAGTTTCCAGCGTGCTTTCATTTTTTTGGGTATCAGATACTTCAGTTTCCACTGCATCAGTTTGTGCTGCTGACGGCTGGAGAATATCAGCAGTGCTCTGGTCTGTTTCTTCATCCTCAAACACGCCCTTTGTCGCCAGGTATTCAGTGATGTATTTGTTCAGTGCCACGGGATCCTTGTGAATGTCGAGCGGACGCTCACGGACAAGACCAAAAATAGTCTGACGGTTGTAGCGAATGGCATCAGGCTGTTTGCGCATTGATGCGGAAATGCGCTTCCAGTCTTCGCGGTCTTTGGCGATAACTTCATTTTCTGCCCAGCGAAGGATGTTACCGTCAATGCTTCCGGGGTCCGTATCACCAGGCCAGAGATAGCAGGCCAGCTCCCTGTCCAGCGCTTTCCATGTCTGCTTATATTCGCGACGAATGGCAGCAGTGGCAGGGTTGATTTTTTCTGCTGAGTTTTCAGTGTGCTGTCGGTTGACTCTGACGCGGGCAAGGTCAACAACAGACGTGTATTTTCCAGTCTCTTTGCGCTCTGCGTCCTGCCGTTTTTTCCAGTTACGTAATTCAGCCTGAATTTCGGGCCATTTGGCACTCGGCTTGCATTTGTGCTTAACCCATCCGATAGCGAACAGTTTGCGTTCCGGATACATAGCGTTAATTTCAGGCGTTTTCATCAATGCCTCAACGATATGCCCGTCGAATGTTGCCATGTCCTCCTGCAACAATTCCTGTGCACTAATCACCATATCAACGGTGATGTTTTCACATGTACCGAACTTAACCAGGACCGCGTTCTGTACTTCAAGGGACAGCTTGTCAAAATTGACGTTCATCGGATCGGATTCTGGTTCGACCGGAATAAAGGAAGCGGATTCCTCATCCCAGCGGTTTTCCAGCATATATTCGGTATCCCAGGAGTCGATGGCAGGGCGGGGCATGCCGGGTTTATCCTCGCAGACAAGAAATTTATAAGCGCAGTCCTGAGCAGCCGGATATTGCTCCAGGAATTGCCAGGTAAATTTGGCACGGGCGCGACGTTCGTCGCCGGCTTCAATGGCAGTGGCTACAGCGACTGCACCTTCTTCCTTTATTGCCTGTTCGTCCGGAATGGCGGCGCAAATAAAGACTTTACTCATTTTGTTTTAACCTCATTACAGATTTAAGGGTGAACAAATCCCTGCCATTGCTGGCATATATAAAAAGAATCTGATTTTTGAATTACCGCACTCAGGATTTTGATGCAGGTGTTTCAGTAAAATTCTGGTGTATGATTTTTTCTACCGGATAACAGTTACCGGGAATTTTCTGTTCTTTCATTGCGGCAATACATTCCTCCTTGCTGTCATAAATACCCGTTACCATATCAACCGGTTCGCTGTTAGCCATAAAAACAAGCATGACCGAGGCCCACATTACACCCATGATTTTTTCTCCTGGAAAATGCCAAGTTTAAGAAGGGCGAGTCGGGAAAGCATGGAATTATCATTGAGAAGATAAGGTTCATATTTCCTCATATTAATGGCATCCTCAGTGAAGTCTTTATTGCTGAGCTGAATGCCAATATCAAAACAACCTTCAGATGTATTAACGTTTGGTAATAACGTTTCCATTATCGCGTCCTCAACAATGAATTTTGTGATGCGGTGCCTGGTGCCTCCAGGTGACGTTAACCAGTTAACAATTAACGCCGGAGTATTTCACCCATAAGGTTGCTTGTTTTAACTGTTCCGCGTGCGCTGAGCCGCATTCACCGCATCACAAAATTCACTTTAAAAAGGGCGGACATCAGCCAGCAATGAAACTGATGCCGCCAAAAGGTAATCAACATGGGTTGTTGCAGCGGGGTTGTCACTCAGGCGTATGGTCAACCTGACAACCCGGTGTTATCTCGAGGAAAAGATAGCCTCGCCATACTTACCGCCGCGCCATTTCGCGGATTGCCACAACCGGAAGCGCACGGTCGAAGATGCCGGTGGCACGCAACAGAGGGAGAAATAACTTCGCCGTGCGCTTTCGCGTTATGCCCTGACTTTTCAGGGATATATCCTTTCAGTAAACTGTCAGTGCCGGATTCTTATCCGTGTCCGGCGCACGACAACACGCTGTCACGTGTGGTCTCCATTCTCAACCAGTAACCTCAATGGAGGATAAAATGCCAACAAAACTATGCCCAGCCTGTAATTCTTCGTCTGATTTCTCAGAGAAGAATGGTTATTATATTTTTGATTGCCCGAAACACGGTGTATTCCATATATCAAAACTTGATGGGATATTTGTGAAACCAAGTCAGTATCAGGCTGACAAGTTAAATAAAATTCTCAATGCCAAAAGAGCGCCAGGCTATACGGGACCTATAGAGGTTTTACCGCGTCCTCGTCTTGTGGAACTGGATTAAACCAGTGCTCCTGAATCGCTCGTATTTTTACCCTCGGATGATTGCCGGGGGTGATTATTAATTCTGGCGGACATGGTTCTCCATTATGACAAATTGCGCTATAAGTGAAATCAGCCAGAGCAGTGCCGGTCATTATTATTCCGAACTTATCAAGCAGCGAGAGCAAATCACGCAAACAGGAGTTATCAGTTTTTTCGTTATAAAATGAATCCCCTGATGCAGAGAGCATTTCACCTCGCTCTGCGATGCGTTTGACCATTTTCCAGAATTCTTTTTTTGAATACTTTTCCTCGACATAAAAACCCATCGCCGAGGCAATCCGCTTTGCAGCTTCTTCAGTATCCTGGTTGTTTGTTACCGAAACAGAGTACAATCCGATAAACGCATCGCGCACATTACGAGCCATATTATCAGTGTCTTTTTTCGTTACCGATTCCAATGCAAGTTCGTTCAGGTGTTGACGGAGTGTCTGTGCTGCAATCTCCTGGATTGATAGTGGTAAATCTTTAAATTCCATCTTTAACCCCGTTAGCCGTTAGATTTTGCCGAACTGGAAAGCGCCTGTTTAAACTCACTGAAGCTGAGAGCTTCTTCGCCTTCGGCAAGGCCTTCGAAGTATTCTTCGTAAGCCTTTTCCATGATTGTGTCGAAATCCATATCACTCACCTGAGTTTCTTTCCAGCCAGCGACGGGCACCATTTTCGGTTTTAAACGTTTTGCTTTTGGTATACGTCATCGCGGTGAACGTACCGTCCTGGTTGGGGAACACGCCACATACCAGAGATTCGCTGTTGCCAAGATCGATAGTATCCATGCTGACCTCATTTCCCCTTAACGCCGGGGTAGCGGAACTGTTTGCTGAGAACACCGTGCGGTGTCTTGATGGATGGTAATTTAGTTTTCTCATGAAAATTGGTCAAGTGTTTTTGATGAGAAAACTCAATATTTAATGCAAAATAAAGCCAATACATTGAAATGTAAGGCTTTAAAATTAGTGAAGGGGGGGGTTATTGATGTTTGTTACGTTTGCGAGCTTCTAGTAGCTCGGTGAATAGGCGATTAAAATTCTCAACGCGGGCACGGAGTTCGCTGATTTGTGCTTGCTGCTCTGATTTTGGAAGTGCGCGATACAATCGCAACATCTCCAACTCATCTTCCGATAAGTCTAAGGCGCTGTTGAGTGCAACTGGTGGATCTGGTGTTTTATCCTCGTCACCAAACAGTATCCAAGTTGGTGAACATTGCAATACCTCAGCCAGGCGATGCAAATTTTGCCCGCGCGGGGCTGTATGGTCGCTTTCCCATAGTGAAATTGATGAGCCAGATACGCCAGCAGCTTTGCTTAAATCGTTTTGACTTAAACCAACCTGTTTGCGTCTTTCTCTAATTCGTTGGCCTAAAGTTTTCTCGTTCATATTTAGATATCTTAATAACCCTTGACTTGAGATTCCTTGAGTGATTACCATTGAGAAAACTCAACTTTGGAGGGGTGATGTTTAAATCAGACGTAATTAATTTTTATGGGACGAAAGCCAAAGTAGCGAAAGCTGCTGGTGTTGATCCATCTGCTGTTTCTCAATGGGGAGAACTGGTTCCTGAAGGTCGCGCGATGCGCCTGCAAGAGGCATCTGGCGGGGAACTTCAGTACGATCCCAAAGTTTATGACGAATATCGTAAGGCAAAGCGTGCGGGGCGGTTGAACAATGAAAATCACCCCTGAACAGGTTTGTGAGGCTCTGGATGCCTGGGTATGCCGACCAGGAATGACACAGGAGCAGGCGACGATATTAATCACAGAAGCCTTCTGGGCCCTGAAAGAACGCCCGAACATCGATGTTCAACGCGTCACGTTTGATGATGGCGCGGTTGATCAACGGGCGCTGGGCGTTAACCGGGTGAAGATATTCGAACGCTGGAAAGCTATCGACACCAGGGATAAGCGTGAAAAATTCACGGCGCTGATTCCGGCAATTATGGAGGCTATCCGGATCAGCGATTTCAGGTTGTATTGTGAAATTACTGACGGAAAAAGCATTACGTACATGATCGCCGGGTTAAACAAAGAATATGGCGATGTGGTGGAGTCCGGGCTGCTTTTTGCGGATCCAGCTGTTGTGGAACGTGAGACTGACGAGCTTATAGAAAAAGCTATTGCTTTCAAGCACGCGTATCGTCAGCAATACCAATATTACTTTGCAGATAAACAAATATCTGTCTGGGGTTCGTATGAGTATCGATGCACTACGATGGGCTAAAAAGGTGAAAACCGGCAGTTCATCCAGTAAGTCAGTATTGACCTGGCTTGCTGATATGTGCGGTGCCGATTTGTGTGCATACCCGTCTGTATCAGCCCTGGCAGAAGTAACGGAACTGAACAAAAAGACTGTGCAGGACAGCTTACGACACCTGATGGAGATTGGGTTAATTGTTGATACCGGTGAGAGAAAAGGCAGAACAAAGCAAATTGTGGTGTACCGACTTATCGGTGTAGAAGAAAGTGTTGCCGAGCCTGAATACACCCAAAAACGGGAGTCTTTAAAGGTGGGTAAAATTGGTGCTGTTAATAAAAACAGTACCGAAAACGGTTATGTTTCAGCACAAAACAGACCCAAAAACGGAACTCTTAACTGCATGGAAAATAACCAAAGACACCCAAATTTTCCATTAAAGACACCCAAAAACGGATCACGGAACCCAAAGGAACCCAAAGATCTAAACCCCACACATAACGCACGCGAGAGTGCTCCGACCAGTGAGCAGGATGTTTTGTCGTTACAGGCAACGCCCCCTGTATTCCTGGATGGCCTGAGCGAACCCATCGGAAAATTTCCGATGACCGATAGCTGGCATCCGTCGCGGGATTTTCGGCGACGGGCTGCGTTGTGGGGGATGGCTTTGCCGGAACCAGAATTTACACCTGCTGAACTTGCCGCCTTCCGGGACTACTGGGCAGCGGAGGGGAAAGTTTTCACGCAGGTTCAGTGGGAGCAGAAATTCGCCCGTCACGTAAATCACGTCAGGGCGCAGGCTAAACCAGTCAGCAAGGGGGTAAACCATGCAGCAGCACCAGGTGGCACCGCATCACGGGCAGTTCAGGAAATTCGGGCAGCACGTGAGCGGTGGGAGCGTGAAAACGGATTTATCAACGACGGAAACTGCCTGGAAGCTGTGGGAACTCATGGGGGAGGTTTATTCGAACCGCTGGACCCAGAAGAACGGGGCCGCACCTTCGAAGCTCTGGATTGCACAGATTGGCGCGATGACTGAGCAGCAAATCCGGCAGGTCTGCCGCCAGTGCATGGACCGTTGCAGGGCAGGTGAAACATGGCCTCCGGACCTGGCTGAGTTTGTGGCGCTGATTTCGGAAAGCGGGGCCAATCCATTTGGTCTGACGGTGGATGCTGTGATGGAGGAGTACCGACGCTGGCGCAATGAGTCCTGGCGATACGACGGAAGCGATAAATATCCGTGGCCTCAGCCTGTGCTGTATCACATTTGCCTCGAGATGCGTTCAAAGGGGATTGAGCGCCAGATGACCGAAGGTGAGTTAAAACGACTTGCAGAACGGCAACTGGCGAAATGGGCAAAGCATGTTGGTGACGGCTTCAGCGTTCCGCCCGTACGGCGGCAACTGGCAGCACCAAAACGCCCGTCGGGGCCAACACCAATTGAGTTGCTGAAACAGGAGTATGAACGCCGGAAAGCGGCTGGTTTTGTATGAATTGTGAAGGTGATTTTTTCAGGAGGATTTATGGCGAAACCTTTTTCTCTCGAACAGCGGGAAGAGCTGAAGGCACGAATTATCGGATTGGTACGCAAAAATGGACGCATGACGATGTCACAGCTGGAGAGAGCGACGGGAGCAGGCTGGCATTCGGTTCGACGCTGCCTTGTGGATGTGCTGGCTTGTGGCGATTTATACATGTCCGGTAAATACGGTGTTTTTTGCATCAGAGCAGGCGTATCGCGTATGGCGTAAGACACCGGAGAAAAGAACCGACCTGACACTGATTCGAAAGTTACCAGACGGAGAAATACGCCGCTACGACAGGCGTCAGAACATAATCTGTAGCGAGTGCCGGAAGAGCGAAGCTATGCAGCGCGTACTGGCGTTTTATCAGGGTAATTTTCAGGAGGTGGTGCGGTGAGTGAATCAAAATGCCAGGTTAAGGGCAACAAGATAGAACCATGTGCAGCACTGGCAAAGTCCCTTGAGCATGATGCTGAATACACGATGCGAAAAGGTCTGCTGATATACAAAGTCTGGAATGAGAATTTAACTCGCGCCCCTGATTTGGTGATGTTGCGTTCCGGTGAATTTTCTAAATCACCTATTCGAGTCTCATTTTGCCCGTTCTGTGGTGAAAGTCTGAAAACATGGAAAAAGGAGACAACCAGTGAGCAAGATTGACTATCAGGCACTGCGTGAGGCGGCGGAACGTGCAATTCCAGCAATGGAACGCCTGTTAATGTTGCCAGCTGATGATGATTTGTTAAGTGAACAGGAACTTAAAGATTACGGTGTGGATATTGATGCGCTCAACGCCTTCAAATTTCTGGCCGGACCAGAAACCGTGCTGGCACTACTGGATGAACGGGAAAGAAACCAGCAATACATAAAACGCCGAGACCAGGAAAACGAAATGATGGTTGATGCCATGCACGCGGCTATTGCCCTGACAAGTGTTGGAATAGACCTGGACGATTACGACGAATGCGTCTTGCGACTACATGAATGGGGCGCTTTACCTGACTATTGCATTGCGCTTTATGTGGATTTCGTTCACGGAATTGTATCGAAAAACAAACTTCTGGATTTTGGTTATATCAACGGTGCACCGGTATGGACGTTGCGTGATGAGCTGGAAGCCGCAGAGAACAACCTTATTGATAGTGAGTGCCATGTTGCTGAACTGGAAGAAGCGCTACGCGATAAGCAGGCGTTACTTGAAGCATCAGAGAAGCGCATAGCAGAACTGGAAACAAAAGCGAACCAGCAAACCAGAATAAGCGATAAGGGGCTGACAAAGCTGATTGCCGATGCTGACAAAATGCTGGGTATGCGTTCGCCGGTTATAGACAGCGAGTGGTGGACGCTTTTACGGCAGTTCCTGATTGAACTTCAGGATCGCCGCAGAAACAGCATTTCTGAATCTGGAATCCGTGCTGAAACCCTGAATGATTTAATCCGACATATTGACAGAAACCTGGATATTGACGCGATGAAATCGCCGTTTGAACTGTCATCTGAAATTGTGGATTACGTTAATAGGCAACTGCACAAGGAGAATTCGTAATGCAGGTGGCATTTGTTGGCTTGTTACCGCATCCGATCCGCCTTTGGGCGGATATGTCACTCATAAAAACGCATTTTTTTACTACTGATGGCGGCATTCCGGCACCAAAGCGCCGCCATACCGGTATTGCAGCGGCACGACGAGCAGCAAAGAGACGCAGGAGAGCAAAACGATGAAAAACCGTAAAGCAAAGATTCTGTTAGCTCGCAGAAACGGTGTTGGGGTCTGGCGATGGTTGAGGATTAGTAACAGACGAGTGAGGTTGACGGGGTGTTGCGGGGTGATGGGTCACAGCTGTTGCAAAAAGCCCAGCGCGGCGCAAAACCGCTGGAAAAACCACTTGCGCACTAAAGGAGAGTGATATGGCACTGACGAAAAAACAACGTGCAGAACTGCGCATGAAGTTCGGCGGTCGCTGCGCTTATTGCGGCTGCGAACTTGGCGAAAAGTGGCATGCAGACCATGTAAAACCGGTCATTCGTTTTGATGGAAATATGCTTCACCAGGAACGTGACGATATATCCAACATGGTTCCGGCATGCCACCCATGCAATCTGCACAAGCATTGCAGTAGCCTGGAAGATTATCGGCGAATTATCAGTGATGGTCGTCGTGAATTCCTTGCGTCCGGGAAAGGCAAAGCGCTGGTTCGTATGGGATTGGTTGAAATGAAACCTGACCCGGTTGTGTTCTGGTTTGAAAAATATCAAGAAGGGGCTACAGCATGACGACTTTTACCAGAGAGCAGTTAATAGCTCACGCAGAGGAGACTATTGAAGCACAGAGACTGTGCATACCGGGCACAATCGACCATGACATCATCCGCACATATAAGATGGATATTGCTGTTCTGGAAATCGCACTGGTATCGCTGGCAGCAGAGCCAGCCGGTAAATTGCATGAATACAAACCAGTGGGATATCAGCGTCTGGTTGATGAGTTAATCATGCTGGTAAAGCAGTTAACCTGGCAACTGAGGAAAGCGAAGCCAGACTGCAAATTACCGGATAAGGCGATGAGTTATCTGGAGCGGAACGGACTGATAAGCGTGGAGGATATTTTACGATGACTGGCCTGAAGCATTCACAACGGTAGGAATTGCGATGGCAGTGGCGCTGGTGGTGTATTCGATTTGCCGCTGGGGATAAAAACGGTTTGCGGGAAAAAGGGAGTTAAGTAAAATTGCTGCGGGTGCTTGAGGCTATCTGTCTCAGGCATGAACACCAAAAGGCAGATAGAGAAAAGCCCCAGTTAACATTACGCGTCCTGCAAGACGCTTAACATTAATCTGAGGCCCAATCTATGTCTCACAAATGTAGGTTAGCCTCTTACGTGCCGAAAGGCAAGGAGAAGCAGGCTATGAAGCAGCAAAAGGCGATGTTAATCGCCCTGATCGTCATCTGTTTAACCGTCATAGTGACGGCACTGGTAACGAGGAAAGACCTCTGCGAGGTACGAATCCGAACCGGCCAGACGGAGGTTGCTGTCTTCGTAGACTACGAATCTGAGAAGTAAGAGTGACCAGGCGGGAGAGTAATCTCCCGCCACCTCTGATGTGTCGGCATCCTCAACGCACCCGCGCTTAACCCGCTTCGGCGGGTTTTTTGTTTTACGTATTCTGGTTTACAATCCACAGGCCAGCCTGAACAACTGGCACCTGCTGCGCCAGCAGAGAAAACCGATGGCGCACAATACCAAACATCACAATTCTGATACCGACCTTGCCAGCAGGCACGGGCGGCGTTCTCATGCATTCAAATCTGACTGGTTCCAGCATGATCCATGCACTGAAGAACAGGCCGAATGGCTGATTCAGAACTACCGCAGACGTGGTTACGAGTTTCAGAAAGACCTCAGCCTCGACTTCCGACACTGGATCATCTCAGTCAGACTGCCTTACTCTGAACGCCCACCGCGTCCGTCCCGCACATTCCAGCAACTGATCTGGAGGTAACGTGCGGGTATTGCTTCGACCTGTTCCGGTACCGGAACTCGGGCTGGTGGTCCTTAAGCCTGGTCGTGAATCCATGCAGGTATTTCATAACCCTCGAGTGCTGGTGGAGCCTGAACCGAAAAGCATGCGCGGGCTGCCGTCTGGGGTCGTTCCTGCCGCTCTCCAGCCGCTGGCGGAAGATAAATCTCTGCTGCCATTTTTCAGCAATGAGCGGGTGATTCGTGCTGCCGGCGGCGCAGGTGCACTGTCTGACTGGCTCCTGCGTCATGTTAAATCCTGCCAGTGGCCTCATGGTGACTACCATCACAGCGAAACCGTCATACATCGTTACGGTGCTGGTGCGATGGTGTTGTGCTGGCACTGCGATAACCAGCTGCGTGACCAGACCTCCGAATCACTCGGGCAACTTGCTCATCAAAACCTGTCAGCATGGATGACTGACGTCATCCGTCACGCAATGAATGGCACACAGGAGCGGGAATTATCGCTGGCTGAATTATCCTGGTGGGCGGTCTGCAATCAGGTGGTGGACGCATTACCTGAGACAGTATTGCGTCGTTCTCTGGGGTTACGTGCGGAAAAAATCCGCTCAATGTACCGTGAAAGCGACATCGTACCGGGAGAGCAGACCGCCATCAGCATACTGAAGCAGCGCACAAAAAATCTTGCGCCGCTGCCTCACGCCCACCAGCAAAACCCGCCACAGGAAAAGACGGTGGTCAGTATTGCCGTTGATCCGGAGTCTCCTGAATCTTTCATGAGGCGGCCTAAACGTCGCCGTTGGGTAAATGAGAAATATACGCGCTGGGTGAAGATACAGCCGTGTGCGTGTTGTGGTCAGCCAGCCGACGATCCCCATCACCTGATTGGTCACGGTCAGGGAGGGATGGGGACAAAAGCCCACGATATTTTCACGCTACCGCTGTGCCGGGAGCATCACAATGAACTTCATGCTGATCCGCTGGCATTTGAAGAAAAGCATGGTTCCCAGATTGATTTAATTTTTCGTTTTCTTGATCACGCCTTTGCAACCGGCGTGCTCGGGTAAAAGAGGTTACTGATGCGTATAGAGTTTGTTTTGCCTTACCCGCCGACGGTGAACACCTACTGGCGACGTCGTGGCAGTACATATTTTGTATCAAAAGCCGGTGAGCGTTATCGCCGTGATGTGGCGCTCATTGTTCGCCAGCAGCGGCTGAAATTAAACCTGTCCGGAAGGCTGGCGATAAAGATTATTGCAGAGCCACCGGATAAGCGCCGCCGTGACCTGGACAATATACTGAAAGCACCACTGGATGCGCTGACGCATGCGGGACTGCTTATCGACGACGAGCAGTTTGATGAAATTAATATTGTGCGCGGACTGCCCGTTCCCGGTGGTCGGCTGGGCGTGAAGATTTACGAAATAATGCATGACGGGCAGGTCAAAAAATGAAGCTGGAAGATTTACCGAAATACTATTCCCCAAAATCGCCTGGCCTGACTGATGCATCCGCCTCGACGTCAAAAGATGCGCTGAGCATCACTGATGTGATGGCTGCGCAGGGTATGACACAAAACCGGGCTGAGATGGGGTTTTCTGCGTTCCTGGGGAAAATGGGCATTAGTATGAATGACAGGGCGCGGGCAACAGAATTACTGGCAGATTATGCATTAAGTCAGTGCGATCGCGTGGCGGCGTTAAGAAAACTTCCGGTAGAAATAAAACCGGCAGTGATGCGCATTATGGCTTCGTACGCTTTTGAGGATTATGCCCGCAGTGCAGCGAGTAAAAAGCAATGCCCTTGTTGCCGAGGGGAAAAATTTATTGAAAGCGAGGTTTTTACAAACAAGGTTCAGTATCCGGATGGCAAGCCGCCAGTATGGGCAAAGTGTACGAAAGGTGTGTATCCGTCTTACTGGGAAGAATGGAAAAAAATCCGGGAGTTGGTGAAAGTTTCCTGCCCGGTATGCAAGGGGAAAGGAGAGATTTCCACTGCCTGTAAAGATTGCCGTGGACGCGGTGTTGCCATTCATCGTGAAGAGTCGGAAAAACAGGGCGTACCAGTTTTCAGAAACTGTCAGCGTTGTGGTGGTCGTGGCTATGAAAGGCTGCCATCAACGGAGGCATTTAATGCCATATGCAAAGTGACGAGTGCTATCACGCTTGATACGTGGAAAAAATCAGTGAAATGCTTTTACGATACATTGGTGGTTCGGTTTGACATTGAAGAGGCATGGGCAGAGCAGCAGTTAAAGAGGGTAACGCGATAGTGTTGTTGATTTTTCCCGAATCTGTGGTAAATTTGCCCTAACGATGGGCGTTTTATGCCTGACGTTAGAAGAATCTTTACAGCCCGCCATCGAGCGGGTTTTGTTGTTTCTGAGGCTCGCTATGGCGGGCCTTTTTCATATCCGCGCCACGCCCGGCGCACATCAAAAAACCACAGAGCCTTTCAGGGGTGAGCTTACGGGATGGTCAGTGTGACTTTCTCTGTGGGCTGGTCACTCCTGGGCGCAGGCTCACCCACTAAAAGGAAAAGTCACGATGTTTGGTATTTTCAAAAAGAAAACCCGCAAGGCCATTACTGAAGTGAAGAAGATGGAGAACCGCGACGCAGTGGAGGCGACCGTCTGGGGCGCGTATTCCATTGCATATGCTGACGGCACCTGTGACGCGAAAGAAATCGCGGTACTGGAGAAAACCATTGCGGCACTTCCTGCCTTTGCGCCGTTCTCCGGTGAGATTGCACAAATGAGTGCAAATATCCGCGCCCGTTATGAAGCGTCGCCGCGCTCTGCCAATGCTGAAGCCCTTCGCCAGCTGGCTGATGTTGCCGGTACTGATGATGCAGTTAATGTACTGTGCCTGTGTCTGGATATCGCAGACCAGGATGGCATTGGTCCGGATGAAGAAGCGCAGCTCAAGAAAATTGCTCAGGCGCTGCAGTTACCGCTGGAGCAGTACCTGTGAAAAGTGCGCGCCTTGTGCTGGCTGCCATCCTGCTGTTTCTGGTAGTGGCGGTGGATTTCACCGGACGGCTGATGTCGGTGCTGGCAGATGGTGTGCTGGTGGCGATGGCGCTGGTCGTGCTCCGGCCTTTACTGCGTAAATCTGAATAACACCACACAAAAGGCATCTGCGGGTGCCTTTAACGGGGTGTTTTTTACGGGCCGCTGGTGGCCCTTTTTTATTTACAGGAGAAAAAAGTATGTCTGAACCCTTATCCGGTTCCGGCACGGCTGCGGCGCTCGGTGGGGCGACGGTGTACGGGCTGTTTACCGGAACGGATTTCGGGATTGTGTTTGGTGCGTTCGCCGGGGCGTTATTTGTGGCAACGATGCCGCAGACGCTTTCAGCCTGGCGTGTTGCGGCGCATTTTCTGGTGTCGTTTATCGTGGGCGTACTGGGGGCAGAGGTTCTGGCATCCTGGCTGGTAAAGCATACAGAGTTTGACGGTGCACCTGTCGACGCATTGTGTGCAGTACTGGTGTCTGTATTGTCGGTAAAAGTGCTGTCCTTTGTGCACAGGCAGGACGTTATATCACTGATGTCCTGTCTGCTCTCCCGCCTGAAGAGTGGTGGAGGCGACAATGTTAAGTAACCTTCCCGGATTACTGAATGTGGCGTTATGCACGGTTATCGTGCTGACGCTCTTTTTTTATCGTCGCCGTGATTCCAGACATAAACCGCTGATGTCATGGCTGGCCTGGCTGCTGATGTTGCTTTATGGCTTTGTTCCACTCAGCTATCTGTGTGGTCGCCCGTTAGAAACAGACTGGTTCCAGGTGTTTTTTAACCTGCTGTTCTGCGTGCTGGTGATACGCGCACGCGGGAACGTCACAAAAATCTTTCCATTGTTGAGGTGAATATGTCGGGTAAATTCAGATTTAGTCGTCGCAGCGAAAAGAATCTGGAGGGCGTCAAACCACAGCTGGTTGCTGTCGTTCGCCGTGCCCTTGAGCTGACGGAGGTTGATTTCGGTATTACGGAAGGCCTGCGCAGTAAGTATCGCCAGAAACAGCTGGTCGCAGAAGGTAAGAGCCAGACCATGAACAGCCGCCACCTGACCGGTGATGCGGTGGATGTTGTGGCCTACATTGGCAGCCAGGTGTCATGGGACTGGCCTCTGTACGAGAAAATCGCGCAGGCATTTAAGCAGGCTGCCGCAGAGCTGGGAACCGCCATTGAATGGGGCGGGGACTGGAAAACACTGAAAGACGGGCCTCATTTTCAATTGAAGCGATAGCTTGCAAAACATACAGGGCCGCCATGAGCGGCTTTTTTATTGCTCAAAAAACGAAAGAACGGGGGTACGTATGTACGCACTGAAAAAAATCACGGTAACTGAAGATGGTCGTCAGGTTGAAGAAGTGCATGTTCTGGGGAATATGTATCGCCTGGAATTTTACCCGCGCAACACTCACCTTGCTGCCCAAGTGGAGTATTGCCGGGATGGAAATGTGCCATGCATTTTGGTGGAAAAAACGGATGAAGCCTACATCACCACGCTGGCTGGTGACACGGTGCGTTGTATCTGTCGCGGTGACAGTAAAGCCAGGGATGAAATAGCCAGATGCCGCACCCAGGGCAGTAAATAAAAAAAACAAAACCCCGGCTGCTGGAACAGTCCGGGGTTTTGAGTTTTCACGTCAGAGAGGAAATTGTGAGTAGTGAGTACGGAGAAAATCCTCGTGGGAAAGTATAAAAGATTCTTTTTGAGGTTGTCCATTATGAAAGGTATTGAAGTGGAAACTCCCGCGAGCCTTGATTTGACAAGGGCTGCGGCCTTTGCAATTCGCCTTGTGGCGGTCGCTGTTCTGATTTGGGCTGTGCGTTGGTGGTGATATGACGCGAAAACACTGGACACACAGAATGCCACGAACTGCGGCGAAATGGGCACTGGTAGCGATACTGGTGCCTTTTTTATTGGTGGGATGCGTTAGCCTGGATAAAGCGCGCCAGCTTTTCGATACCGCTTCTCTGGTCTGTGAAATTGTCGACGGTGTCCGGCAGTGTCTGCAGAACTGATCGCCTGTAAGAGCAGAATATTTTGCTGAAAAATGAAGGGGGGCGCCAGCGTCCGGAAAGCATGAAATTCTGTGTTTGTGGCTACTCAATAAAATAAATTCTTTCTGTCGCCGCGAATACTCAAATGTTGATCAGTGCCCGCTGCGGCGACGGGCTTTGATATCAGGAGACGATGATGAAAAAAACAGAAAGCAAACCGATTGTAATTGGTACCGCTGCTGTTCCGTTTAAGTTTGAGTTGTCACAACTGGTGGAGGTACGTATCAGTGATGAATGGGGGGAAGTGAGGGGGCGTGCTCAGTATGCAGGTAGTGAAAACCAGTACTTGATCCACTACAAAGCAGCTGATGGTCGCGCCATGACGGAGTGGTTTGGTGAGTCAATGCTGGAAGCAACAGAAGATGGTCGTTATCCGGGCTGTCCGGTATTTGCCTGCATGGAATTGCCGGAAGGCGCAGTAGTTGAACTGCAGCCGGGTGAGATGTTCGTGATGACAGACATCATTGATGGTAAACCGCAGTATTCGCGTATTGAAATGAATGGTAAGAGTGCTCGCCTGATTCGTGAGTAACAGGCATTACAGCAGCTCTTCAGCGAGGGGCTGCGATAATGTAGGTGTTGGAGTGTATGCAAATGATAATTGCTCCCATTTTCACGGGTCCTTCCTGGAATTTAGAACACCGAGGGGATACGGATGCGCAGAAATCGCCAAATTTTTGCATTTTCATCGTTCATCACCACCACTGTAATTTATTGATAATGAAAGGTTAAAAAATAGCTGGTGTCGAAAATGTTTGTTTTTTGTTCATCACTGGAGGGGTAAGTGGATAAGGAATTGAAACACCTTGTTCTTAATGTCAGCCAGTTAGCTGCGCTGTCGGGTGTGCACCGACAGACTGTCGCATCAAGAATCAAAAATGTCCGAACAGCGGGTGGGCATGAGAGTAACCTCAAGCTGTATAAACTTACTGATATTCTGGCAGAGCTAATGAAGTTGCCACCGCCTGTCGCTGAAGGGGAAATGGATCCCCATGACCGAAAAGCCTGGTATCAGTCAGAACGGGAACGTCTGAAATTTGAACAGGAGGTCGGAGAACTGATCCCTGCGTCTGATGTCGCCCGTGAATTTGCTGAAATGGCAAAGGCTATGGTGCAGGTTCTGGAAACTCTCCCCGATATTCTTGAACGCGATTGCGCTCTCGAGCCTTCGGCTGTCATGCGGGTGCAAAGCATTATTGATGATTTGCGTGACGAAATTGCGCGGCGGGTGGCAGATGACAGCAAACAGGAAGATACAGAGGAGGAAAATCAGGAGGACGAATAATGCCTGTGCAGGCGACCGCCAGATCGTTGAAACTGGATACGGGCCAGTTAATTAAAGCGCCGCGCAGGATGCCTGTTGCCGAAGCGGTACAAAAATTTATGCGAGTCCCTACATCTGGTGGCAACTCTGTTCCGTGGGATCCGCTGGTTGCACCGTATGTGATTGAACCCATGAACTGCCTGTCGTCCCGTGAGTTTGATGCGGTTGTTTTTGTTGGCCCTGCCCGTACGGGCAAGACTAACGGCCTGATTGATGGCTGGGTGGTTTATAACATTGTTTGCGATCCGTCAGACTTTTTGCTGGTGCAGATGACGCAGGATAAGGCGCAGGAGCACTCCAAAAAGCGCCTGGCAAGAACATTTCGTTGCAGTCCGGAGGTCAGAAAACGCCTCAGTCCACGCCGCAACGATAACAACGTTCATGACAAATATTTTCTGTCAGGCAGCTTTCTGAAAATCGGCTGGCCCTCCATCAATGTCATGTCATCCTCTGATTTTAAATGTGTGGCGCTGACTGATTACGACCGATTTCCTGAAGATATCGATGGCGAAGGTGATGGTTTCTCCCTGGCTTCAAAACGTACCACCACATTTATGTCAGCTGGTATGACGCTGGTGGAGAGTTCTCCCGGGCGTGAAATCACAAACAGCAAATGGCGCAGAACGTCACCGCATGAAGCCCCGCCCACCACGGGGATCCTTTCTCTGTATAACCGTGGCGATCGTCGTCGCTGGTACTGGCCTTGTCCGGATTGCGGTGATTATTTCCAGCCATCGATGGAGGCTATGACGGGGTATCGTGACAATCCTGATCCTGTAAAAGCCAGTGAAGCGGCTCATATATTATGCCCTCATTGTGGCAACCGAATCACCGCAGACATGAAACGTGAACTGAATGGTCGCGGCGTCTGGTTGCGTGAAGGTGAGCAGATTGACAGAGAAGGGAATGTTACCGGAACGCCACGTCATTCAAGGATAGCCAGCTTCTGGATGGAAGGCCCCGCTGCAGCCTATCAGACCTGGGCGCAACTGGTTTACAAACTACTGACTGCTGAGCAGGAATATGAAGCCACAGGCAGTGAGGAAACACTGAAGGCGGTGATTAACACCGACTGGGGATTGCCTTATTTGCCTCGTTCCGCCATGGAGTTGCGCAGTGCAGATGTTCTGATGCAGCGGGCTGAGGATTACGGTAAGCGCCTGGTACCGCCGAAAGTGCGTTTTCTTATTGCGGCTGTGGACGTGCAGGGCGGGAAGAACCGACGGTTTGTGGTGCAGATTATTGGCTATGGCGAGGACGGCGAACGCTGGCTGGTGGACCGTTATAACATCCGACAGTCATTGCGTTGCGATGAAAATGGCGAAGCATTACCTGTGCATCCCGGAGCTTACCCTGAAGACTGGCAGTTGCTGGTCACCGATGTACTGGAGAAAACGTATCCGCTCCAGTCCGATCCGGCCCGCAGAATGCCTGTACTGGCAATGGCGGTGGACAGTGGTGGTGAGGACGGGGTGACGGATAACGCCTATAAATTCTGGCGAAAATGTCGTCAGGATGGACTGGGGCGACGGGTTTTTCTGGTAAAGGGAGACAGCACGAAACGCCAGAAAATTATTACCATCACACACCCGGATAATACCGGGCGAAGCGATCGCCGTGCGGATGCTCAGGGGAAGGTGCCGGTATATCTCCTGCAGACAGATCTGCTGAAAGATCAACTAAGCAATAACCTGCAACGTGAAATGCCCGGACCGGGCTACATTCATTTTCCTGACTGGCTAGGGGAGTGGTTTTATGAAGAGTTGACCTATGAGGAACGTGGTGCTGACGGGAAATGGCGCAAGCCGGGAAAAGGGAATAACGAAGCGTTTGACCTTTTTTGCTATGCCCATGCCGTCGCCATTCTGCGTGGCTATGAAAAAATCCGTGACTGGAGCAACCCTCCCCAGTGGGCAAGAGGGCAGGATGCTGACGCGGGGACTTCGGCAGACAGACGTTCTTCCGACACAGTGGACAAGAAAAACGTTGTCGGAAGAGATGAGCGGCAAAAAGCAGCGTCGCCGGAAGCGTTATCCGGAAACTGGTTATCACTACCCCGAAACGGAGGATGGTTGTGAAAAAAGATGAGATTTTCCAGATGCTGGTTATCGTGCGACAGGCATACAGGGATTCCCTGGATGGTAAAAGTGTGTCTTTTACCGGGGTGAATGGCAGGGCGATCACCAACCATGATCCTGTTGCATTACGCAGGGAGCTTGAATACTGGGAAAAACGCTGGGCGGCGGCCTGCCAGCCCACAAGGAAACCGTACAAACTCGCCCGTTTCTCCTGAGGTTTTTTATGGGTTTTTTTGATAAAGCACTTGGCGCAATTGCGCCAGGGTGGGCAGTTTCGCGCGCCAGAAACAAAATACTGCTGAGAGCTTATGAGGCGGCGCAGCCTTCACGCCTGAATAAGGCGCGGCGCGAGAGCCGTTCTGCCGATACAGCGGTTTTTTCTGCCGGTACCTCGTTAAGGGAGCAGGCCAGGGCGCTGGATGAAGATCACGATATCGTGATTGGTCTGCTGGATAAGCTGGAAGAGCGGGTTATTGGTGCGCAGGGGATCCAGGTCGAACCACAACCACTGAGAAGCGATGGCACCCTGCATGAATCGCTGGCAGAGCAGATCTCGGCATTGTGGTCTGAATGGTCTGTTCGCCCTGAGGTCACGGGGATGTTCACCCGCCCGGAGGCCGAACGGATGGCATTGCGATCTGCTTTGCGTGATGGCGAGATGTTCGTACAACTGGTGCGTGGTCCTGTCGCCGGTCTGAATCATTCCACTGTGGTGCCATTATCACTGGAACTTCTCGAAGCAGATTTTGTTCCGGTCAGTCTGAACACGAACGCGGGTCAGCAAGTCCGCCAGGGCATTATTCTTAACAACTGGGGGCGGCCTGTAGGGTATCGGGTTTATAAATACCATCCTGCAAATATGCGTGGATTCAGCGCCGATCTCAAAACTGTTCACGCAGACAACATGCTTCATCTGGCGATGCGGAAACGGCTTCATCAGGTGAGAGGTGTCAGCCTGTTACATGGTGTGATTCGCCGGATTGCTGATCTGAAAGATTATGAAGAATCAGAGCGTGTGGCTGCCCGTATTGCTGCCGCGCTGGGTTTCTACATTAAGCGTGGTGATGCCGCCAGCTTTCCGACGGATAACGACTGGACACCCACAGAACAAAAACCCCGGTACTTTGATATTTCGCCGGGCATGATTTTTGACGAACTGGCCCCCGGTGAAGATCTGGGGATGGTGGAGTCGAATCGTCCGAATGTTCATCTTTATGAATTCCGGAACGGGCAGTTGCGTGCTGTGGCTGCCGGAACCCGTGGCAGTTATTCCAGTATTGCCCGTGACTATAACGGCTCCTACAGTTCGCAGCGTCAGGAGCTGGTGGAAGGTTACGAAGGCTACGGGGTTTTACAGCAGTGGTTTGTCGGTCAGTACAGCCGCCCGGTGTACCGGGCATGGCTGGAGCAGGCGATACCTTTTCTTGAAATTCCTCCTGATGTGGATATGTCCACGCTTTTCAATGCCACTTATCTTGGCCCGGTGATGCCGTGGATTGATCCGGTGAAGGAGGCTGCAGCATGGCGGGCCATTCTTCGCGGTGGTGCCGGGACGGAGGCCGAGTGGATACGTGCCCGTGGGCAGTCACCGCAGGAGGTCAAACGTCAGCGACTGCGTGAAACTGAATTTAACCGGGAAAACGGGCTGGTGTTCGATTCTGACGCCGCTAACGATAAAGGAGTGATCCCTGATGCAGCAAATGATAAACCCGCGTCTTCGCGGGACGATGATTAATCCCCGCGCCAGCCTTGCGGGGGTGGATGCCGCTAATGGTCAGTGCTGGTATGAAATCCGTGCACAGACTGCCGGGCGGGTGGAAATTTACCTCTATGACGTGATTGGCGGATGGGGCATCACCGCGCAGCAGTTTATTGCTGACTGTAAGGATGCGGGGGTGTTTGAGGCCAGCGCTATTGATCTGCATATCCACAGCCCGGGCGGTGATGTGATGCAGGGGTTTGCCATCTTTAACACGCTGTCACGGCTGAAAGCGAAGGTGGATATCTGGGTGGATGGTGTTGCAGCCAGCATGGCCTCCATGATTGTCTGCCTGCCAGGCGCCACAGTGCATATGCCTGAAAATTCCTGGCTGATGGTGCACAAGCCGTGGGGCGGGATCGCCGGTGATTCCGATGATATGCGTGATTATGCTGACTGGCTGGATCGCAACGAGGCGCTGATGCTGTCAGCCTACATGAATAAAACCGGACTCGGGCAGGAGGAGCTGGAAGCCATGCTGAAAGCAGAAACCTGGCTGAACGGTGCTGAAGCCGTGGAAAAAGGCTTCGCTGATACGCTTGAACCTGAATTACAGGCTGCGGCCTGTGTGAACCAAAATAAACTGAAGGATTACCATAATATGCCAGAACAGATTAACGCGCTTTTTGCTCCACGTGCAGAAACGACAAACGGACAGCCGCAGGAGCCGAAAGCAACCCCGCAAAATGCGCAACAGATCGCTGCTCAGCAGGCACCATCAACCGGAAATGTGGATATCAGCGCAATTGCTTCGCAGGTTCAGCAACAACTGATGGCAGCCAATGCGGAACGTGTGCAGGCTGTAACCGCAGTTTTTGCCTCTTTCCCGTCTTATGCCGCACTGAAAGCGGAGTGTCTGAACGACATGACCTGTACGGAAGCACAGGCCCGTGAAAAACTGTTGCAGGCGCTGGCAGCCGGAACGACACCAAGTGCAGGCCCGGGCGCTGTTCATATTCATGCCGGGAACGGTAATCTGGTCGGCGATTCCATTCGTGCGGCTGTGATGGCACGCGCCGGATATGCCGAAGCAGAAAAAGATAATGCTTATAACGGTTTTACACTGCGCGAGCTGGCGCGTGCTTCGCTGGTTGATCGCGGTATCGGTATCTCCGGTCATTCCGCACCGATGGCGATGGTGGGGCTGGCATTTACTCACAGCAGCAGCGATTTCGGCAATATCCTGATGGATGTGGCTCATAAAGCTGCGTTGCAGGGCTGGGATGATGCCAGCGAAAATTTTGACAAATGGACCCGCAAGGGAACGCTGACTGATTTTAAAACCGCGCATCGTGTCGGGCTGGAAACTTTCCCGACGCTACGAAAAGTATTGCCGGGGGCTGAATATAAATATGTGACCCTGAAAGATCGTGGCGAACCGATTGCACTGGCGACTTATGGCGAATTGTTCAGCATTGATCGCCAGACCATCATCAATGATGACCTGGATATGCTGACCCGTATTCCGATGGCAATGGGGGCGGCAGCGCGGACTACCGTGGGTGATCTGGTCTGGGCCGTGCTGACCAGCAATCCGAAAATGTCGGATGGCAAACCGCTGTTCCATGCAGATCATGGCAACCTGGTGACTGCAGATTTGTCTATTGAGGGGCTGGATTCCGGGCGTAAAGCCATGCTGCTCCAGAAATCGGGTGACCGCCGCCTGAACATTCGTCCTGCTTTTATGTTGACGCCTGTTGCCATTGAGTCGCGTGCCAATCAGTTGATTAAGTCTGCCAGCGTGCCCGGTGCAGATGCGAACAGCGGCATTATTAACCCGATTCAGAATTTTGCCACGGTTCTGTCAGAGGCCCGCCTTGATGACAGCAGCCCGACGGATTATTACCTGGTGGCAGCGCAGGGGCGTGACACGATTGAAGTGGCTTACCTCGACGGTATTGATACGCCGTATCTGGAGCAGCAACAGGGCTTTACGGTTGATGGTGCAGCATTCAAGGTGCGCATTGATGCCGGAGTGGCACCGCTTGACTGGCGTGGCATGGTCAAAGTGAAAAAACAATAAATAACCGCCGGACAGGGCGGTTTTTTTTATGGCTGAAGCGGCGCACTTTGCGCCGCATTTACCGGAGAAAAAAATGTCAAAAAATTTTGTTCAGGACGGAAAAAACGTCGACTGGGTGAACGGGACCGGGAAGGCGGTGTCATCTGGCGATCTGGTTGTTCAGGATAATCTTGTTGGTGTTGCTCACGCTGATATTCCGGACGGGGATGTGGGCATTCTGCATACGGTGGGGGTTTTCTCTTTACCTAAAGAGGCAGAGGCGCTAACGCAAGGCAAGCTGGTGTATTTCAAAGCGGATACGGCAACACTGACCGCAACGAAATCAGGTAATACGCTGGTGGGAACAGTATGGGCATCGGCTGAAGCCGGAGATGCCTGTGTTTGTGTGCGTCTGGGGTACTGATGCATCGATTTCATAAACGGCTGATGCGGGCAGATGCCCGCATTTCCCGGCTTTTTTCCGAGGAGTGTCCGGCGATACTGTCTATTGGCAGCGAGCGTCGCCCTGTTATGGTGATTTTTGAATCTCCGGATGCGCCGGTTCGTGTTCCGGGTGGTGGAGAAATTAACGATCAGGCTCCGGCATTCAGCGCACTGACAGAGGATATTAAGGGGCTCAGCACAAACTGCACAGTGGAGCTGAACCACGAATTTTACCGCGTCACGCATATTGGTGCGGATGAAATGGGGCGTACACGCGTAACGCTCGGGCGTGGACGGGGGACGTCATTACCGACCATCGAATGGAGTAAAAAATAAACTTCATAAGGAGATATCGCAATGGCGCGGGCATCACGCATCCGGCGAAATCTGTTGTTTGATATCGACGTCGAAGAATTGCGGGATATTGCGGCGCAGGCTGGTGCAACGCAGCACCAGTTCCGTCTGGCCTATTCCCGCGCACTGAAGCGAACGGCATCAAAAATGCGCATGAAGGCGCTTGCGGAACTGAAAACCGGCCTGGCTCCCCGCAAAATGGACACACTGGACAGGCGGCTTTTTTCCACCCGCATTACCCGGGGTAATGCTATGGATGAAGCCCGTCTCTGGTTTGGCCTTAATGCGATCAAGATAAAAGATTTGCGCGGACGCATTCGTGGGCAACGTGTCCGGCGTCATGATCTCCGTGATCCGGTAACCGGGCGGTTTATCAAAGAGAACCGTGTCCGGCGACGTCGCCGCAAAGCCAGCGATCCCGTTTTTGAACCCAACGGTTCGTTTTTATCTCCTGCCGCGTATGAAAACGGGCTGGTGATACGTAGTCGCAAAGAGAACCGACGAACAATCATCATCAAAAATCCTGAAACCGGGCGTGTCCGGGAGGCTGAAGCTGGTATTTATGCCAGCACGATGGATTATGTTGAAGATGTGGCTTTTGCGGAGTGCCTGGAAATTTTTATGAAAGAGTTCGAATCGGACATCCGGCGACGCGCGAAGTACGGCATTACCGTGGCCCCCCGATAAAATGTGAGGACGCAATGGCTGAACCCTTATGCATGGCATCCTGGCACGCTGCTGTGCTGGATGCCCTGAAAAAACTTAAATGGATCAATGATGCGGACACCTATCCGGAACGGGTCACGCAACTGGTCACTCCGGCGGTGTTTCTGGCGGTGGATGGCTGGGATGCGAAAAGCAATGCAGACGGGCAGATGACGGTGGTGTTGTCTGCCGCGCTGTGGGTACTGGTTGACCGTGCCGGTGAGTCGGATAAAGAAAAAAAAGAAGAACGCAGGGCGATAAAGCCGGATATTTTTATCCGTTCGGCGGCCGCCGCGTTGTCGCACTGGCTCGACGGGCAGACGTTCGGACTGGCAAATGTGGAGCCTGCCATTTTTATATCAGCGGACGCAGATGAAACCGATCCGCGTCTGGATGATTATCTGGTCTGGCAGATTTCATTTAACCAGACGGTGACGTTTGGTATGGATCCCTTTGCCACGGATAACCTGCCGTTACAGCGGGCCTGGCTGGGCGTGGCACCGGAGATCGGGCGACAGCATGTGGATGATTATCGGCTGATTTTTGAGGGAAAGCCACGTGAATGAGGTTCTGGGGGATTTACAGCGTCGCCTGGCAAATATGGTCCGGCGTGGGGTGATCCACTCGGTGCGGCTGGACGGTGGTTTTCCGGAATGCCGCGTGGATCTGGGGGATATTGTGACCACCTGGCTGCCATTGTGTCAGGGTTTTGCCGGGAAAAACCGGGCAGATTTTGAGCCGTTTGCTGTGGGCGATGCGGTCACGGTACTGTCAGAGGCCGGGGAGCTGAATAACGGTCGTGTTTTTCCCGGCTGGAATACCGGTGAGGCACCGGCTCCGCAGGGCAGCGACAGTGAGCACATCACCCGTTACGGAGATGGCACGGAAATTTGCTATAACCGGGAGACGCACTCACTGACCATTATTCTGGCGGAAGGGGGCACCTATGCCATTACCGGGAATGGTGTGCTGGACGGAAACGTCATGATCTCAGAAGACCTGATCGTGAACGGACGCACGATGGTTGAAGGTGAAGTGGTGGTGAAAAGTGATTTTTATGCAAAAGGCGAGGTGACGGATAAATCCGGCAGCATGAGCCGGATCCGGGAAACGTTTAATGGACACGACCATCCCGGAGACAGTGGGGGAACCACGAAAGTACCGAATCAGAAAATGTGACCTGCTGCGGCAGGTTTTTTTATGTCCGGAGAATGCAAATGGGGCAATTACATGGTGTGGAAACCATCGAGCTGACAGCAGGCACGGTGGCAGTAACCACAATAGAGACAGCCATTATTGGTGTGGTGGGAACCGCGCCGCAGGCTGCCGGAGCTGTGGCAGCGACACTGACAGCGGGAACGCCGCTGCTGGATAACGAGCTGACCTTTACGGCAAAAGCGGGGGGACGGAGCGGAAATACCATTACCGTTATTGCTGAACAGGCTGTCAAAGAAAAAAGTGCGGGTGCGGTTCCCACGTCAGCAAAATGGGAAAACGGAAGCCTGTTGATTTGGCTTGGATGCAGTGAAGAGGGGGCAGGCAATGCCACCGTCAGTGATGTTGTGACGGCGGTGAATGGTGTGGCGGGGGCCGGGGTGAGTGCCACCGGCAGCGGTGACGGTATTGTGTCGCCGTTTTCCGGCACACTGAGTGGCGGTGAAGATGAACCGTTTCCGCTGAACACGCCAGTGGCGATGGCGGGAACAACGGCGCTTTCACGTCTGGGGATCACCGGAACACTGAAGCAGGCGCTGACGGAGATTAACGACCAGCGTAACGCGCTGTCGGTGATCGTCCGGGTGGAAGAAAAAACGAAGCCGGAAGAGCAGCGTGCTGCCATTCTTGCGGGGATCAGCATGCTGTCATCGGCAAAATCCGTCACCACGTATCAGCCACGTATTGTGATTGCACCAGGATTCAGTGAAGACGATGCGGTGGGTAAGGCACTGGAAACGGTGGCCGGAAAACTGCGTGCAGTGGCGTACGTGGATTGTGCTGCGGGCGCGACACTGCAGGATGTGGTGCAGCGTCGCCAGTCTTACGGTGCCAGGACTGAATTACTGCGCCCGCGTGTGCAGGTCAGTAATGCAGAGGGGCAACTGGTGTATCGCCCGTATTCGGCCTTTGCTGCCGGACTGCGTGCCCGTATTGACTATGAAAAAGGGTGGTGGTGGAGCAAATCAAACCAGGAGGTTTACAACATCCTCGGTGTTGAGCAGGTGGATGAATTTATCCTCGGTGAGCGTAACTGCGATGCCAACCTGCTTAATATGCAGAATGTCTCCACCCTGATCCGCCGCGCCGGATTTAAACACTGGGGAAACCGGCTGTGCTCGTCCCATCCTCAGTGGCATTTCGAGTCCGTCCGCCGTACTGCGGATGTGATTGAAGACAGTATCCAGGAGGCGATGCTGGCGTATGTTGACCGCCCGCTCGATCGCCAGAATGCGGACGACATTATTGGCACCATTAATGCGTATATGCGCCGTCTGGTGGCAGAAGGTGCCATCTTCGGGGGGCGGGCATGGCTGGATCCGGAACTGAATACCGCCGAAACGCTGGCAGCCGGTGAACTGTACATCAACTATGACTTCGGTCCCAAATCGCCGACTGAACTTATCAGCATGCGGGTGAGCGTCAACAACGAATACGGCATTAAGGAGATGACGGCAACATGAGCAGTAAAAACACATTACGGGCCTGGACTTTTTTCCGCCAGGGGATCCGTATTCAGGGAGCGCATGAGTTCACGCCCCCCACGCTGTCCATAACCACCACTGATTTACGCACCGGGGCACAGGATGCCCCCACGCCGGTTGACGACGGCATGGAGGCGCTGACCTGCCAGATTAAATTCTATGGTCTGGATACAGACATGCTGTCCAGTCTCGGATTTGTCAGTGGCAACCGCTCCCGCTTCACGGCCTATCAGGGCTATCTGGCAAACGGCACCGCGCTGGGGACCACCGAAGAAATCGAAGGTTTTGTGAAAACGGTGACGCCGGATGCACGTGGAAACAGCAGCCTGTCAGAAAATGCGGTGACAGTGGAAATCGCGGTGAATTATTACCGTCAGACGCTGGAGGGGATCGAACTCATTATGATTGATACCGAGCGTTTTGAGCGTCGGATCAACGGCGTGAATGTTCTCGCCGGCCTGTCGGCAAAAGTGCGTCTCTGAGCACTGATTAACGCATAACGGCCTGCGGGCCGTTTTTTTTAAGGAGCAGATTATGAATATTCCGGGTGAAACCCGCACCATCACACTGTACACGCCGGTCACTCTGGGGGGCGGTGCTGTGCTGGAACGTATCACCATGCGCGAACCGCTGGTGCGCGATCGCATTGCCTTCACCAAAGACCGGGGAACAGAGGAGGAAAAAGAGGCGCGTATGATTGCGCAGCTTTGTAATCTGAGTGAGCAGGATATCTGGCTGCTGACCGCAGCGGATTATGCCCAGCTGACGGATGCCTTTAATGTTTTTATGCTGCCACCCGGGAAGCGACCGAAACCGAAATCTTCAGAGGGTTAAGGTTTCTCGGGCGGCGGCTGCATTTTCCTCTTTCCGATTATCTGTCCATGCCGTTCAGTGTGTTTACGGCATTTTTACTGGATGAAGTGGAGGCAGTAAAACGTGGGAAGCGTAAGCCAGAATCTTAAGGCCACCGTGTCGTTCGGGGGCAAACTGGACAGTTCGTGGCGTCGTTCGGCGACGGATCTGCGAAAAAATCTGCAGGATGTGGAGCAGCAGGCTGCGCGTTTGCGTAAAGAGCAGGCAGAGCTGGCGGCAGAAATGAAACGGGCGGCGCTGGCAGGGAAACGTTTTAAGTCGATGGAGGATGAATACGCCCGGCTCACGGCTGAAATTAAGAAAGCGGATGCGGCCCAGAAAAAACTGAACCGGAGCCTTGAGCGTCGCGATCGGCTCGGACGTTTTATGGGGAAGGGAAAAAGCCTGCTTGCCGGAACCGGTAAATTTGCCTGGAATGCCGGTCTGGCGATGGGGGGCGGTGCCGTGACCACGGCACTTGGTGCGCTGATTGCTCCGGCTGCCATGAATGCGCAGACGGCTGAAACAGCGGGTAAAGCGACTGCGTATGGCGTGGATACCCGCACGTACATGAACTGGGACGCCCTGGCAAAACAGTACGATATGACCGGCGATAATATCGGGGATCTGTTTGAGGAATACCTGCATAAGGCCGGGGAATATAAACAAAATGGCAAGCAGAGTTCGCTTTCTGACGCCTTTGAAACGCTGGGATTTGAGGAAGGCGATCTTGCCGGACTGAGTGATAAGGAACAGTTCGAAAAAATTATCGACAGGGCGCTGTCACTGAAGGATGAATCAAAGGCATCGTTTGCGCTGGATGCATTGTTTGGTGGTGAAGCCAGTAAACTGCTGATGCTGATCAAACGTTCTGGAAAAAGTTTTCAGGAACTGCTGGCTGAGCAGGATAAATATAACCTGGTGACAAAAGAGGGTGTGGCTGGCGCACTCGCCGGAAACAAGGCTGTTTCTGATTTGCAGCAGGTTTTTTCTTCTGCGGTTGCAGAAATTTCCGGACAACTGGGCGCAGAGCTGGCCCCCGCCATACAAGAGACAGCGGGTGACCTGGCAGAGTGGTTTAAAGGCGGAGGCATTAAAAAGGTTGTGTCTTTTCTGAGGGACACGCTGTATCCGGCGGCCCTGAAGTTCGGCGAAGGCGTCATTTTTGTCGGAAAAATTATTTTTGCAGTAGCCAAAAAACTCGCCTGGTTATTACCGGATGAACAGGGCGATCAGAAGCAGATTCTGGAGTATGTCGGGCGTGGTGACATGACCGCTGCCCGGACAGTGGCCCGGAACAGCGGGCAGGATGCCTGGCTTGATGAGCAACTGAAAAATAATCCGGATTTTGAAAAGAATGTCCGTGAAAAATATAACGCCGCGAAGGGCTTTATGGGCATTGTGGATACGGATGCGTTTCATGAATCGGTGAACAGTTACCTCACGCCGGAAAAAACGTTCGATTTTTCGTTGCCGGCAGCGCAGGCAGGATCTGCCGGAAAACAGGATGATCCTTTTGCCAGTGCGGGAGCATGGCAGGCTGCCGTGCAGGCCATTCCTGTTGAGGGCGGACAGTCCGGCGCACAGCTGAATGACAACAGCGTGAAGAATTATAACTTCAACATTGTTGCGCAGCCCGGACAGAGCGAACAGGGTATTGCGGACGCCATTGCCGGTATGACGAAAAACAACCCGGCCTTCAGTGGTAATAATGCGTTGTGGGATGGAGGAAGTGTCTGGTGAGTGTGGGTTCGGTTATTGCTCTCGCTGAAGACAGCCTTCAGCGTGACAACAGTTATCTCCGTGGTGCTGCAGATGCCAGAGTCATGCTGATGCTGGGGGATTTCGCCTTTTCCGTGGATACCACGGCATATAACCAGCTGACCCGTGAGGCGGGGTGGACCTGGAGCGAGCAGGCGCGCATCGGTCAGCAGAGTCTGCTGCAGTACACCGGGAAGAACGGGCGAACCGTTCGCCTTGAAGGGGAATCGCACGCCTTTTTGGGGAAGTCGGGGACGGAGGCGGTGAACACGCTGTATGACCTAGCGAATAAGGCTGAGCCGCAACTGCTGGTCAGCGGAGAAGGTGATGTGCTGGGATGGTGGGTGGTGGAGCGTTTTTCTGATTCCACCGACCGTTTTTTGCCTGGCGGTGGGCACCGTAACAAAAAGTGGAGTCTGGAGCTGAAACATTATGCCGACGATCTGGATAACCCGTGACGGGGATGTGCTTGATGCGATTTGCGCCACGCATTACGGCACGGAAAATCTGTCTGCCGTGCTCACTCTTGTGCTGGAGGCCAATCAGGGGCTGGCAGAGAAAGGCGCGGTTTATCCGGCGGGGATCCGCATTGCGTTGCCTGAAATCACACAACAGGTGTCTGAGTCGCCATACAGCCTGTGGGATTAAGGGAGGAGATGATGACGTCATTATCAGAACAGCTGCAGGCAATAAATGCCGCGTATCAGGCGTCCCTGAAAAATGAGAAAAAACAGGAAACCATCGCCACGACTGTCCGGGAATTCTGCCCGGCGTATCGGGTGACAGCTGAAGGGCGGGATATCACGCGGGTGCTGGCCCGTTATCTTGTGGATATCACCCTGACGGATTACGGCGGAGCCACCGCCAGGTCTGATGAACTGAAGATCACGCTGCTTTCTGAAAGACTGCCCCTGCCGACAAAGGGGGCGCGTCTGCGGGTGGCGCTGGGGTTTAACGGTAATCTGGTGGACAAGGGCTGGTTTGTGGTGTGCGGCGTGAGCAGCAGCGGCCCGCCGCGTCGGATCGAAATTTATGCTACTGCTGCCCCCATGAATGCGGAAAAGCAGTCCGGCGACGTGCTGAATCAGAAAACACGAAGCTGGGATAATCTCACGCTGGGTGATCTGGTGAAAACTGTTGCCACGGAAAACGGACTGAAGGCCCGGGTGGCGGAGAAGCTGGCGGGGATCCGCATTACCCATGTGGATCAGGTGGCAGAATCGGATGCCAGCCTGTTGTCCCGCCTTGCCCGGACGTATAACGCCGTCAGTAAACCTGCCGGAGGTTACTGGTTGTTTCTGGAGCAGGGTGCCGGAACCACCGTATCGGGCGCGCCCCTGAAGACCGTGACGCTGACACCTTCCGTGGTGTCATCCTGGAATTATCAGGAAGGTGAACGGGGGAGCTCTACCGGAGAAAAGAAGAAAGAAAAAATCACGGTTCGTTATTTTGACAAGGCTGACGGGCGAACCAAAACAGCAACCGTGGAGCATGACGGCTCGTCTGTAACCAGTCCGTACACGCAGCCGGAAAAGGAAACGGCTGAACAACAGGCAAAGTCAAAAAAAACACAGGCGCAACGCAACAGCCGGAAAATGACGCTGACAGGGCCGTGCCGTCCTTCATATGTTGCCATGACCGCCGAATCCGGCGTGGTGACATCCGGATTTGGTAAGCGGGAAGATCGCCGCTGGCTCGTGGAGTCACTGGCGTTTTCCCTCTCTTCTTCAGGCTTTACCTTCACGTTTAATCTGGTGGCTGAAATCAAAAGCAAAAAATCCGGTGATAAAACGCCGCCGGATTATTTTGGTACCGGATCAGGAAAAAAATAATCATGAATGGTGTGAACTGCCGGACGGGGAAGCGCCTGTCCGGTGCGGCGCATCTGCGCCAGTCAGTCAGCGATATTCTGAACACGCCAGTGGGAAGCCGTGTTCTGGTCAGGGATTACGGCAGCGATCTTTTTGAATTGCTGGACTCTCCCCGGGATGACCTGCTGAGGCTGCGCATAATTGCTGCCACGGCGACGGCGCTGGCGCGCTGGGAGCCCCGGCTGAAAGTGTCAAAAGTGATCGTGACGTTTCCGGAAGATGAGGCCGGATGTGTGGTGGATATCACGGGGACGAATACGGAAACCGGTACACAGGTAACAACAGGAGGAATAACCGTTTATGGCAGAAAGTTATGATGTGATCAATCTTTCGGATTTGCCCGTACCGGATGCCATTGTGGTGCCTGACGCATCGGTGATTTTCGGGGCCTGGCTGGCACGTCTGCGCGAACTGGATCCGGAATTTGATGCTCTGGTGGAATCCGACCCGACTTACAAGCAGGGCGAAGTGACCGCCTTTCAGCTCACCCTGGCTTTTCAGCGGGTGAATGATGCCGTGCGGGCTGTTTTTCTGGCAAGTGCGCAGAAGGCCGATCTCGATCAGATTGGCGCGGCGTTCAATGTCGGACGTATGGTGATTGTTCCGGCAAATCCGGATGCCGTGCCTCCGACGGATGCGGTTATGGAAGAGGACGAGGCTTTTCGCGAACGTATTCAGTTGTCCTGGTCGCAACTGAATACTGCAGGCGCCCGCAATGCCTATCGTTTTCATGCCCGCTCTGCTGATGAAAATGTGCTGGATGCTGATGCCTATGGTCCGGAAGAGCACGGGCGTGCGGGGGAGGTGGATGTCTACGTATTGTCCCGTGAAGGAAATGGCACTGCCAGCGAGGCGTTGCTGGATGCGGTCAGTGCGCGGCTGAATGCTGATGAAATTCGTCCGCTGACGGATTTTGTGACGGTGAAAAGCGCCATTATTAATGACTATACCGTGACGGCTGAACTGGAAATACCGGACGGCCCGGATGCCGGTGAAGTGCTGGAAAATGCGAAAAGCACGCTGATGTCTTATACCCGGCTGGCAAACCGGATTAATGGCATGGTGCCGCTGTCCGCCATTTACGCAGCACTTCAACAGACTGGTGTGGCGCGGGTTATTCTGTCCAGTCCCCGGGCTGATATCGAACCGGCAACCGGCACGGCTCCCCGCTGTGCTGCCGTTAATGTGACGCGCAGAGAGGTATAGTGATGGCGGAGACGTTTCGCTCACTTCTGCCGCCTTCCGCTGTCAGGCCGGAGCGGGCACAGGAGCAGGCCACAACAGAAAGCATCCTGACACTTGATACGGATATGGTCAGAAAGGTGAAAAATCCGGATACCTGTCCGTTGCATCTGTTGCCGTGGCTGGCCTGGGAGTTTGCTGTGGATTTCTGGCAGGATGACTGGAGTGAAGAGCAGAAGCGGCAAATTTTACGTGATGCGGCATATGTGCATCAGCACCGGGGAACGGCGGGGGCAGTGCTGCGGGCGCTCAGTGCGGTTGGTGTTCCGGCTGCAATCAAAGAGTGGTGGCAGGATTCACCGCGCAAAAAACCGTACACCTTTCGTGTGGAGCTGTTTTTGCGGGAAGGTGCTGACAGTGTGCTTTACAGTCAGGTCAGGGCGCTGGTCATTAAGGCCAAGAATTTACGCAGCGGTCTGAGCACCATTGACGTAAATACGGATATCGGAAAGGACAGCCAGTTTTATGTTGGTGGCGCGGTGACCGCGCATATTGATGTGGTGATTGAGGCGGGAGAATAACGTGACCACGAAACATTGCAGTATTCTGACAAACAGAGGGAAAGCGCTCGAGGCTGCGTCTGCGGCGGGTGGTGCGCCGGTGGTGCTGGACGGGTTTGTGGTGGGGGACGGAAACGGAAATGCTGTCACACCAGAGGCCGGGCAGACGGCGCTGGTCAGGGAAGTTTATCGCGGCACCATCTCACGTCTGACGGTATCGCCTGATCAGGAAAACCAGTTTATTGCGTATCTTGTACTGCCGGAGGGCGTGGGGGGGTTTACGGTCAGGGAAGCGGGGTTGCTGACCACCGATGGTGAGCTTTATGCCGTCGGAAGTTGTGCAGCCATTGAGAAACCGGTAAATGGCGTTACCGCCACACTGCAGTTCCGGCTGGCAGTGGAAGAAAGTGCGCAGGTCACGCTGAATGTGGCGACCGGGGATGGTCTGTTTCTGCGTCAGGACAGGAATCTTTCGGATGTGGAAGACAGGGATGAGGCCGTTGAAAACCTCGGATTAAAACCCACGGTGGACAAGGCAAAAAATGCCGTTCAGCGTGATGGTGACACCATGACCGGGGAACTGAAAATCCGTGGTGTTAATGCGCTGAGGATTTTCAACGAAGCCTTTGGTCTGATTTTTCGTCGTTCGGAAGAGTGCCTGCACCTTATCCCTACCAGTGAAGGTCAGGGCGAGAATGGCGATATTGGTCCACTTCGACCGTTCACTATTAATCTGCGGACGGGTGAAATATCCATGTCGCATAAAGTGTCTGTTGGCGGCGGTTCTCAGGTCAATGGTGCGCTGGGTATCGGCGTTCAGAACGCGCTGGGTGGAAACTCAATTGCTTTCGGGGATAACGATACCGGCCTGAAACAGAATGGTGACGGCCTGCTGGATGTTTATGCCAATGGTCAGCACGTATTCCGTTTTCAGAATGGCGCGTTACAAAGTAACCGGGCAGTGAATGTTTCAGGACGGGTAACACCGTCAGACTACGGAAACTTTGATGCCCGTTATCAGCAGCGAAATGGCGGTGTGCAGGATATCAGGCTGGGTAGTCAGAGGGTTGACGGGCACTATGACGATGATTTTACCGTTCCTTCGGGGTATGTCGTGGTTGGTGGTGATGTTGCCCCGTCATCAGCACTAAAACTGTAT